GCTTGGGAATGTGATAGCCACTGAACCTGTTGAAGCATCTATAACATTAACATAGGTTGATGTTGTAATAATGCCTTTTGAGAAATAACCAATAACATTGGTATTGGCAAAGTTAGGTTCGCCTGTGGTTCGGTCAAAACCTACTTGATCTGCAACGATAGTCTGTTGCTCTAGTAAAAAGCTCCAACCTGTAATGTCTGTGCCAAAGTTATAAACAAAGGTCTTTTGATTAGATGGAAACACCTGTTCTATTTGAACATTGTCTGCTCCACCTACATAGTTTGAAAAATTTAAAACGCCTGCCATAGTATGCTCCTAAGGGATAAAGGCAGTAAACATAAGGTCTACTGCGATTGTGTATATTTACCCACCCCTGGGTTTTATAGGGTGGATATCCTATTAATTTGTAATTGTAAATGTTGTGATATTAGAAACAATAGGATTTAGATAATAATTTAATACATAAGATGGTCCATTCCATGTAGCTGTAACTTGGAATGGATAAGGTGCACTAGATAACTCACTTGCTAAAATAGTAAATGTTGCCGAATTATTAACTAATGGTAATGTAGTTTCTGGAACAGAAATTAAACTAGTCTGTGTTGTTACATTTGTTGTAGTTGTTGGAGTAACCGTAACAATTGGATTAGCTATTGATATAAAAGTTATAACATCTCCAATTATTAAAGGATAATCTGAGGCATTAAACCCAGTAAAACCAGAATCAGAAGCAGGCACTGCAACTACATTCCAAATATTATCAACTTCAAGTGATACAATTACATGCCAAGTAGTCGAATTTCTAGCGACAGTAAAATAATGTCCTTGAGGATTAAAATATGGTAATGTGCCAGGTAGATATGTAACAGTTATTTCATTAGAACTAGTTGACAAATTAGCACCAATCAAAGTATAGGTGGTATTATCAGGAATACTCTGTAATAATCTTCCTTCATATTGTGTTTCTGTTATTATACTAGTGGTTGTTGTTATTATTTTATCAACTGATATATTATTTGTTAACGATAAATTAGTGGTAGCAGTAATAATTGTAGATGAAGTTATAGTAACATTAGATGTTGATAATGAATTTGCGGCGGAACCAATAACAACAAAACTGCTGGTATTTGAAGTCCCAGTTGATATTGTGGTTGAATTAAATGAATAAGATGGTTGGCTTATTGTAATTGTTGTCCCATTGAATATTGTCGAATCATTTAATTTTGCGGTTAATGTTAATGTTTGAGACGTAGAAACAGTTGATGAATTTGCGGTTAATGTTAAACTGATAGGATTAACAATTTCTACAATAGAATTTGAATTTGTTGCAAGATACGGAGTTCCGTCAACATATCCACCATTCCAGGTAGCTTGAAGAACATGATTACCTGGAATTGAAGCTAATGATACATTTGTAAATGTTGCAATGCCATTAACAAATTCTGATGATGAAAGAAAATTACTTACTGTGGTGTAAGTAGTTACAGTATTAACTATATTTTGAAAACTACCTACTATTAATTGCATGTCAACTCCTGGAGTAGTTGGAACTCCTCCAAAAATTGAATCAACCACACCTACAAGTGGAATTGAACTATATCCACTAGCATATACTGCGGGCCAAGAAAAATAATCATCCCTATAAAGAATATAAGATTTACTACTTCTTACACCAGTGGCAGGATTATAAAAATACATAGGAACTGTTTCTGTTATTGAACTATTGTCGGTTGGTATTAAATCACCATCAAAAAACCTGTTAAGACCTGTTCCTGCTTGTCGTAAATACCAATTTGGATAGTTTGTTTGATAAGCATAGATATCGTATGCATGATCGATAACAAATTGACTGCTTGTAGTATATTGATTATTTGTAGTGGTAATTAATTCATCTAAAGTAACTGATCCAGACATACTGCTACCTGCACTACTAGTAAGGGTTAAATTAAAAGAATCAAATTCATTAATTGGATTTTGTGAGCTGGTTAAAGATAAATTTCCTGAAAAAATTGAAGCAGAATTACAAACTATTGAAGTTGTCATTGTTGTTGTAAAACCAGCCCAACGACTTTCACCAGGCCAAGTTGCAGAAATATAATTAGTGCCTGTTGGTAATGTTGTGGCATATAAAGTCGCAGTGACTCCTCTATAAAATGCTGTTCCTAAGGTAGCTGTTGTTGTTTGAGTTCCATTAACTGCGGTAGTATAAAAAGTAACAGGAATTTGTTTAGGATATTCCGCAGTATTGATACTTTTAAGATATATTCCACCTGTATAATATGTTGAACTCGAATTGCTAATCAACATGTGAGGACTTGGACGAGTCAATGCCTGGCTGGGAGCAACAACTCCATTTTGACTTGTAGGTAATATTGTTAATGCCATAAGTTTATCCTTGTATGCAAACTGTTGTTCTTTTCGCGCCAACAGCCGCAAACTTCATTAATTTTTCGCTGTATGCGATTGCCTTTAAATCATTGGTAGTTCCGCTGTCACCCAATGTCCATGTGTTTCCATCATCAGTGGAATAGGCCATTGCCCCACCAGGGCCAACAGTGACAAATTTTCCATTACCATAGGCTATTGCCTGCCAAATTTGTCCTGGTTTGCCTATTGTTGATTCTGTCCATGTGTTTCCATCATCTGAACTTATTGCCACATAATCATTGAATCCTGTTACTACCCAAATACCACTGCCACCATAGGCTATACCTATAGGTTTTTGACTGCAGGTATGCACACTGGACCAAGTAGAATTTTGATTTTGGTTTCTATTGCTGGCATAAAGTTTTTTGGTATCTGTTGCTGTAACTATAACTTTATATGAAGTCCAAGGATTATCCACTAGATTGCTATCGGCAAAACCCATTTCATCTTGTGCTATTCCGGTATTCAATTCACGAACAATAGTAATAGGTGAATTAGTGCCACCGGTTTTAATGTCTATTTGATCGCAAGGAAATGTTGGACAGTTCCAAATAGATCCGCCATTGCCAAATATAAGATAACAACTGGCAGTAACTGTTTCGCCTGGTTTATAAAAATTTTGTGCTCGTTGAATATATTGATCTCTTATTTCCCCGGTGTTGTCAATTAATGTGCTGGACTGATAATCGATACCATCGCCTTGTGTGACACCAGAACTATTGGTATATCCCAAACGTCCCCAAAGAACACTTAGATAATCATTTATTCCATTTGTGCCATTGCCAAATACATTGGTTGGATCAACACCAGATTGAATGCAAAAATAAAGACTGCCATCATCTGCCAAACTGCTGTTTTCAACATTTATAATATTATATAGGTTAATGGTTGCGCCACCGGCTCCTTGAGCATTTTTAGCGCCAATGTCACTCCAATTTTGTCCATCATCTGAATAAATGCTGGCACCATTTGCTCCAACAGCCATAAACATACTCATATCATTATATTTGGCTGATTCAAAATGTGTATAGGTAACAGAATATAAATCATCTGTAGTGACTGGATTAAGTGGTTGAAGACTAATAGTAACCACACCTTGTCCATCTGGTGAACTTATGTAAATTCCTGGCCCTGCAACAATTTTAGTTACTTGATTAAGAGCATTGGTAGTTGAATTAGCACCATTGGCATTGGCAATATGACTGGTAAAATTATCAGTCGATCTAGAAGCAAAATTGGTATCTCCTGTGTATTGGGTAGATATTGTATTTTGTCCAATATTATCTTTGGTTAAAACCCTAGAGTAGCTTCCAATTCCATTAACAAGATTAATGCCGCCAATATTTTTTCCAGTGCCATCTTGGATGGTAACTGTTCCGCTGGGTTGATTTGGATCAGTGGGGGTAGATCCTGGTTGTGAAGGAAGTGATGAAAGTATATCAAAAAAGCCCATTTATATCTCCATTAAGTGAAAAAAGTGTCACCACCATCGGGCACATCATCAAAATTTGTATAGGTATCAGGTGAGTCATAAGTTTGATTAGCGGCCACTGTAATTGTTTGAGTATCGCCAACTTGTGGATTATCTGTAGTATCATTTCCATCAGCATCAGCATATTTTATATCTGTGGTTTGAGTTGCAGGTTTCTCTCCTCCACCCTCTCCTCCACCTGCTGGTGTATCTTTTTCTCCAAAAAGAGACCATCCTTGTTTATAAGCATAATAACCACCTGCTAGGCCCAGTCCAGCCAAAGCCACTCCACCAAGGGTGCTGAAAAATCCACCATTATTACTTGCTGGTTGTGCTGGATCACCTGTAGCAACTGAACTACCTGTAATTGAATTTGTTAGGATCTGCTGTCCACTTACATAATTGGAAACAATACCATTCCATACCACAGGCGCACTGATTCCGCTGAATGGACTGGCCGCATTGGGACCTACTGCTCTGCTGGCCCAATAATAAGTGCCTGCTGGCAAATTAAGCACGTTGATACTTTCAGTGAAAGTAGTGGCAGTGGTTGTGTTGGGATAAAACGTCTGCACATAGGGGCTATTACTGAATAACTGTTGATCGTATAGAATAAAGTTATTGACGTTAGGAACTCCGATCGTTGGACTATTACTATACCAAAATTCCATGGTGGTTACATTACCCTGTGAAGGTGTGGTTGAACTAACAACAAAACTGGTGTCTATGGTTGCAGTGGTTCCATTCAATTGTGTGCTGGTTGAATTATAGGTAATTGTTGGAGTTCCAGGTGCTGAAATAATGTTAGGATCGCCTATAACTCCTAAACCGCTAGGTGTGTAGAGTAAAGGATTGACTAGATAATAAATCTCATCATTATAACTTACCGCACTGATCTGCACTGATAAAAATCCTTCTGCAGATTTCATTTCTTTAACCTGTGTAACACGGAATGGCTTACCAGGATAAAAATTGCCTTCATTGTCTTTGAATGTAGATTTGTCCCAACCATACCATTCGTGTTGAATTGCAATAACATCACCGGCGTCAATGTCAATGCCGGAATAATCCATAGTAAATGTAATGCCTAGATCTTCACGTGCATACCATAATTTCTTATAGCCAAGATACATGGCTTGAAATAGATTGTTAACAAAAGGATAGTGTATATCTAGATTGTTTTCTGGCTCATTAGGACTTTTACGACTATTGTCTAAGAAATAATAAGCATAGTCTGTTTGATTTAGGATATCAACATTGGGATATTGAATAGAAACTTTATTAGGTGTTCCTTTTAAATCATTTGGCAATAAATCGATGCCTCCAATGATATGATCCATAGTGATGGTTCTTGTGTTGGCAGTTATATTGCCTTGTCCTTGAACTGCACTGATAATATTTGGAGATTCGTTAGGAATAACTCGCCATTGTCCTAGGGTTTCATCCCAACTGATCCAACTATCGCAACTATCAGCCATTGCCTGCAGATTAGTTAGGCAATCTTGTGTGGTATCCACAATGCCATTTAATTGATAGGTAAATGAACTAGATGTAGTTGGTGATAAAACAGTGGTGCCATAATATTCAATTGTTAATTCTTTAGGTTCTTGACTTATGCTGTCTAATAGGGCAAAGCTATTGGTATTGATTGTGTTGATAGGTAGGGCACATCCATAGCTGGTGTTAGTCATATAATCTAACATGCAGGTGCCTGGTGGATATGGATTTCCCTCTGAATTCAATACTGCTAATTTGGCACGAATGTTTCCAATGCCTTGAATACCATGGTTGGCATCATAATTAATCTTAACAATAGCAAAGATACAGTTATCCATGCGTTCTTGTGTGGCCGCACTCCATTGTAGACTTGAATCAATTCTAGGATCACTTAAGACATCATAGGCAGTGACTGTGGTTGTGCTGGTAGTGAATGATCCTGACAATGGTTGTCCAGGAGTTTCAACTTGTGCGACCCAAGAATAAAAATTAGTGCCTACTGATGAACTGCCATTGTTATAGAACCACATCTGTATGTCGCCCGCAACACCAGTAACAACTTCCCCACCTTTTTTACGATTCTTACTGGGAACTACCCACCAACCATTGATAGTGCCATCGCTATTGAATAACAGTAATTTGTCATCCCAATAGACTTCTTCAAATTGTGCTGGTGCTAATGAATTGGCTTCACTGAATGCCAAAACATAATACATGGTCTGCTGATCTGTTGTAAGGATAGCATCTATGATTATTGGACTTACAAAACTTTCTCCATAGACAACGGGTAATTTGTTATCTGTTCCTGGAGGTAATTGAACCAATCCACCAACTGGTCCGGTAGGTGCTGTTTGATTTTTGGTTAATAAACTACCTAACACATAGGCTGTGGCTAATCTTATGCCAAATGTTAAAGCGGCGGCAACCATACCAGTGGCTGAAAAACCAATGGCTTCTGCTAGGACTGGAACTATTAAACTTGCTGGCATGTTAGGCTTTCCATTGTTCTTCTAAAGGTGTAAACCCAAATCGACTGTAATCTAAGTTTGGGCTTGTGATCATTTTGCTGATAGTGTAATATTCAATTTTGCCTGCTGACTTCAGCATTTCTGCATGAGTGCAATAGGCTTTTAATAATCTATGAGCGGCTGTGGTTCCTCTGCGGTTGATATCTACCCAATAGGCAACTTCATGCAGAGCATAAACATCTTTGTCCCAAATGTTTGGCATTAGGACTGCCATAATCATTCCATGTATACCGGCGCTGTCTTCACTGACAAAACAAACTCCCATATTCATGTCAATCATCAACAACATTTTATATGCTTGTTCAGGAGTAGTCTTTTTATGGAATTCAAGAGGACTGGCATGTTGATAGCTTTTCAACATGCGAATAATAGCATCATGGTCCGCAGTAGTGGCGTGTCTTATCATGCTAATTTCTGTCCAAAGTTAAAGGTGCCATTGGCAATTGCATAAACACGATCCATAGAAGTATCATATGCAGGATTAGGTGTAACTCCATCACTCAAGTATGGGTTGATAAATTTATTCCAACTCATGCCATTGGTATGTCGTCCTGCAAAACGATTTTCTAAAACTGTTTTATAAGAACTAACCTGTAGAGTTAGGCTGAATGCATCAATATCCTGTGTCTTTTCTTCTTTGATAGTATAACTGGTAACCACTCCGGTATAGCGTAACTGTATGGTTCCAACCAATTGATAATTGCTGTCATAGAAACCACGGAATATTTCTACCAATCCACCTTTAAGTCCTGAATGATAAGTAGTGCCATTTGAATTAAGTCCCAATTGCAGAACATTTTTAATCTGTGTTCTATCAATACCTATTAGACTTATTTGTGTATCATAACTGGTAACCTGTAGATCTCGCTGATGTCCACTGATAGAAACCAATCCACCTAGTGCAACAAATGTATCTGTTGCTGGTGTTGTAGATCCAATGGTATTGGTTGCAGGAATAGTTTCAGTTCTATAACTGTTAGAAAACGCATAGGTATGCGTAGCACCAGGAACTTGTGTGCTACCACTATAGGTAACAGGATCTGTAATTGTTAGGCGAACAAATTCAGCATCAACAATCTTGCTGGTAGCAAGATAATTGGTTAATGTTGATCCTAAATTACTCATTATGCATAACTCCAAGTTCCGGTTTGATTAGGTAAGCTACCTGTCCATTCATATAATTCAAAAGGTGTGCTGAAAGTAATTAGTGCATTGGCACCACCTGGGGTTAATTTATAGGTTGGCATATTATTGCAAAATACTTGGAATTGAACTGAATTACCTACTGTGATTGGCAAATTGGCAAGGCTGGTTTGAATAAAATTAGGACGATGTGTTGCCACAGTAATAGTAGATCCTAGACCAATAGTTCCAATGGCAACATCCTGTGTTACAGTAAATGGGAAAGGATAAAAATTAGAATCGCCAGGCGTTTGACTGCCAATTTGAATTATATCGCCTTTCTTAAATGCAATTAAACTGCTATTAGCAATACCTATAACTGAAGCAGTATTAAGAACCAATTGATTACCACTAAAACTTGAAACAGTTAATTGAGATATTTGTGTAGAAGTCAATGAACCATTATAGGCAAACATATATGAAAGCCCTTTAGAAGCAGAAGAGCCTCCAAAACTGATAACTTGAGGAAATCTTTTATCATAATAATCAATTTCTTCTAAAAGATTTCTAACATTAATTTTATCATCATTTTGACTATATTGGATGCCCGCTGATATGCCAACAGTAAAACGCCATGGATTGCGTGTTGGAGTTTCACCTACCTTGGCAATCTCAGAACGTGTATACTGCACACCCACTGTTTTTCTGCGATTGATAATTAGGCTATCTGCAAAGTTTATAATTGTTTGTAGTCCTTGGCTTGACATTATCTAGTCCTCATTGGAAGTTCGCGGCGTGCCTGCTCAACCGTTCCAAATAGTGTTTGACGGTTTTCTGCAAAGACCTGTGCAACAGATTTGCTATCCATTGCGGTAATATTGTTTGTTATGTAAGTATGGCCGCCACCTAACATATCTGCTGTTTGGTTAGCATTGGTTACTGCGGCTGGTCCACGAACAAGCTCCGGACCTTGTTCACCTACAAGTCCAAATTGTCCAGCAGGAATTGATCCGCCCATTGCATGTCCACCACCAAATAATCCACTTAGGATTCCACCACTTGATCCGCCTGCCGCACTGGTAAACATTGAGAATAGGCTTGATGTTGCGGCTTTGATTTCCATTTTAATAATATCTTCAATGACTGCATTCATCAAATCACCAAAAGTCATCTTACCATGTGTAGCTAGGCTTTCAAAATATTTCTCTGTGTTACTTGTAAATGAACTAAATGCCTGATCAGCAATCTTACCACCATTGGTAGCATCAGATTGGTATTGATTCATGGCCTTGTTCCAATTGGCACCAAAATCTCGGCTTTGCGCTATATTCTTTTCT